GCTAGTTGGCGGGAATAGGTCCCGCTTGCGTAGGGTTTGTAGGTTCATTGTCCACCACTTCTAATAGCGTAATTGTTTTGGCGTAATCGTCCATAGAGACGGGGACAGTTAAACCGGCAAGTTTTGACGCTTCGTAGGCAAAAAATGTTAGGTCCTCGTAGCCGATACCGTTGGCTAGGTCGGACGCGCGTTTTTTGTATTTGCGTTCCCACATAATCATTATGTAAAGGTTCGTTTTTACGTCTGCTGTTTCGCCGTTGCGTTCTACTCGAATTGTTATATTCATGTCGGGGCCTTTCGGTTACGGGGTTACGTCTGCGGTGTAAACGCCGCCATGGAAAGTAATCGAAGTAGTCGATAGTTCACCAAGCGCGAAAGAATGTGGCAACTCGGCCAAGAACGCCCCGGTCAGGGTAAAGCCGGGGTTTGTGGCGCTATCGGCACCTACGGCGGGTTTCACAATAACGGTAGTTGCGGTGCCTACTAAGTCTTTCAATGTTGCGTAGGTTTCCGAAGCAGCGTAAGACATATACAAATCTAGGGTTACTTCGTGGTCGCCCAAGCCCTTTACGTATTTGTTGTCTACGTCACCAAAGGCCGTCGCTGTAAGTTCGGCGTAGCGCTGTGTAAATGTGGCGGACGTACATTGGTCCGATAAATCGACGCTATTAACGGTTACTACGGGGTTCGATAAAATTGTGCTTGTTGCCATGGTGTTTATTCCTCGGTTTCGGTTTTGGTTTTGACTTTACTAGGTTTCGGGGCTTTTGTGGGGGAAGGTTCACCAATGAACCCGCCGGCTATAAGCGCGTCAATGTCTACGCCTTTTGCCTTGGCGCTTTCGGCGTCATAAAACGCGCCTACGGTGCCTACTCGTTCGGAAAGAATTACAAACATGGTTTAACTTGTTTGGGCTTGAATGTTTACGGTCAAGTCGTAGGCGGGTAGTTCAACGCCGCCAATAATGGCCATGGTTGGGCGTCCGGCGGTAATGCCAACGTTGGAACCTAGGACCTTGGCGGCAAGGTTCATTAGTGAACGTTGAGCGTCAAGGTTGCCAGGGCCAAGGGTGATACAACGAATAGGAAACGTCATTTTTACTATGTTGTAGTTCCAGACGTCGAATGTGGGCGCGTCGATAAATACGCATGGCGGAACAAGGTTACGCGGGTCGGTCACTACTTGAAGCCCTGTAACGGTTCCTAGTTTGGTCGCTAAGTCGTCTAGAACCTCGTTAAACAAGTCTGTATAAGCCACTACGGCCATTAGGCGACCTGCGGGCGGTCAATGCCCAATAGTTGTTTTATAACGCCGTTTAAGCCTGTTACGGGTCCGCCACCCATACCTTCAAAACTTGCGAAACTGTCAATACTTCCGCGTTGCCGGTAAAGCATTCCGCCATATTGGATAGTCCCTAGCGACACGTCGCCCGACGGGGAAGTAGACAAACTATCCAAGTAGCCCGCTTCCCGACGTCGGCGATAGCAGAAAGCATTAGCGGCGGCAGCGCATTGGGTTAGGAAACTTTGGTCCGAAACCGAAGCGGTTCCAATTCCAAGCCAGTCCTCGATATTTCCGGCGGTAATCCATGTACAAACGGGCGTAATAGTAAGGGTGCCATTAGGGATAGCCTCGGAACGTTCTAGGTCGGCCGCTTCGTCGTAAAAAAGTACTTGGTTCTCTATCGGAAACTGTGGGTCTAGTAATAAGTCGCCTTGGTCGTCTACACCAACAAACAAAAACAACGGACACGCGTAAACCGTGTGGGTACCGTTTAATCCGTGACCTAACCCGGCAAGTGTGAACGTGTCACCGGGCGTAATGTCGGCGTTGGTTAGTAGTTGAACTACCCCGTAGTTGTCTAGCCGTTGGTGGTGGGTTACAGAATAAACCGCCATAGCGGATACCCGCCTTTCGGTTTAAGACTTAACTAGTTTTACGAACTTTGTAGCGTCGGCCATGAAGCCGGCAGCGTAGCCACGGAACGCAATAGTGCGGCCCAAGGTTGAAGGTACGTCGATAGAAATAGCGCCCTTCTGCTGTTCGTAGAATTCAAAACCTGCGGCTGCGCCTGCGGCGTGTCCGATAATGCCTGACAAGGTACCTGCGGTGGTTCCGCCTGCCATGTTTTTATCGACTACCAATGTGAGGCCCAATGGGTTTCCGTTCCAAGAGTTAGCGCCTTGTGTTCCGTATGCGTTCATAGGGCCTACTGTTGGGAATACTGGGCGTCCTGTTGTGTCTACAAGCATTCCCAATTTGGCCCATGTTACGGGGTTCATTACCCAATGGGTAGGAAGGTAGTTAGACGTAGACGAGATTTGGTAAGCAGCGCCGTAAATTGCTTCAATCCAGTCGGCAGGGCTTGACAGGTCTACGACAGTTTCGCTTTGTGTTGTGCTTGAAGTGAGCAGGTCTACCGCGTAGTTATCGGTTGCTTGTCCGTAGGCGATAGCCAATTGGTCAAGGATAATTGAAATAGAAGCCGGGTCGGACCAGTCTAAATCTTGTTCGGAAACGGTGACGTATGTTCCAAAAGTTTTCTTTGAAATGTCGTTGTTCGCAACAGTCACGGTTGAAGGGTCAAGCGTGTTTAGTTGGCCGGTTGGCTGTTCGGTTACGACGGGGCGTACGGTCAATACAGGACGGCGGAACGTTGCGCCCGCTGTCGGAAGTGCCTTAGTCCCAATGGCAGAAACGAAAGGCCTCACCGGATTTAGCGAGTCGTACACGCTGCCGGTAATGATTTCGGGAAGGATACCGGGGGTATCGGCCGTGGTGATATTTGGCGCTGCTGCGCTAATACGTGCGTTCATTTCGGCAAACGAAGTAGAACCGGCAGCAAAAGCCACCATGTACTCGCTAGGTGAAGGCAATTTAACGCCCTTCGACACTTGCGCCCACAACGGGGTTACTGGTGTACTTGCCTCAATGTTTACGGCGTTTTCGGTGACTTCTGACATGGTTTCGGTTTCCTCTACTTCGGATACTTCTAGGGTTTCGTCGGCGTCGGGTTCCGTCTCATTTACATTATTACCACTTTGGGCAGCAATTTGGTGGATACGGCTATTGGAAAATGCCGGCATGGGGACCACCGATAGTTCGGCCCATGTAGCGGCGGTTACTTCCATGGTTCCGTTTTCGTCGTAAGACCATGCGGTAGGTGTCGCGCCTACACTTACGCCAGTTAGTACGCCGTCCATGGCCAACGTCAAGGCTTCACGGCCGTTAGTGGTGTCACTAATGCGGGCCTCGAAATACATACCGTCGGACATTTCAACGCGAGCGGTTACAACACCAATAGGGCGCGTGTTGTCGTGGTATTGAAGCAAAACGGGCGCTTGGCCTTCGGTTGGCATTGAACCCGGCATAAAGCGAACGGTGGTCCCGTCCGAAGTTGTCGCGTCTACGCCATATGGAACCGCAAGGCCCATAATCGTACGCTTCGGGGTGCCGTCGGGCGCGGCCGCGTCAATGGTAATTGGTGAAGGTTGGAACTTAATCATTGCGTTAATCCTCATTTATTGGGTTTGGTTGGTTTGGTGTCTCTGTCGGGCTTACTGTTTCCTCGACGTATACGCCTTCGGTATTCATTTCCTCTAAATAACTTTGAACGTCCAAACAAACATAGGTACCGTTCGGTAGCACGTTATTAGCGCTCAATGTCTGGTTGAAAACCTCTAGGTAATTTTTGGCCGCAAACAAGTATAAATCTTGCTTGGCTTGACTGGCATTCTGATATGTGTAACCGCCAACGTCGATACCTAAAAGGTAGGCGGGAACATTGGCGTAACGGCTTAGTTCTTTTGCTTGGAACTCGCGGCTTTCGACTAGAAGCATTTTGTCGGGCGTTGCCGTGGTCGCTTCGTAATCTAGTTCTTGTGAGATAAACGCCGTTTGGTTTGTCGCTCTTGCTTCGTTGAACGCTTGGGCCATGTCGCGCATTTCTTGTGGGGTCAAGGGTTCGCCTGATTTTTGTTTTAAGACGCCCGCAGGAATGGCCGACGCAGCATTACGCCAAGCCGCGTCCTCTAGACGAATGGCGGTATTTATTGGGCCTTGTGCCATGTATAGCAAACCTTGTATAGGGCTTAGGAATTGAATTACGTCGTTTGCTTCTAGTTGTAAACCACTAAACAAAAGTTGGTTAGACGGTCCGAACCAAACCGGACCGGCTTGGTCCTGACTGGTCACCATTGCGGCCGGTAAACGGGTAAAAGTTTGGGGGTAACCGTCGGCGGTCCTACTTTGAACGTGCCAAAATGCGCGCCCATAATGAAATAAGTCGTCGAATGTCCAAGCCATAATAAAGTTATTAGTTACGGTTGGGTCTAGACGTTCGGCCCATGAACGCGGCGCGATATAGACGCGTTCCATTTCCTCGCCGTTCCATTGTTTACGGTAAAACTTAAAGCCAATGGTTGCCACAATAGAAGCGATTAGGTCGCGGGAACGTGAAATAGCAGGTACGCCCATAGCGCGTTGGCGGGCGTTGCCGTCAATGTAGGCGTAGAAGTTACCAATTTG